GTGTTACATTTTATAATATTTAAGGCTTGACTTTTCAAGTCTTTTTTGCTATTATATACTAAAGGAGAAATAAATGACTAACATATTTAATAAAGTACAGACAGCCAAGCACTTAAAAGAGCGTGAAGACTTAATAAATTTAAAAGATGACTGGCTTATTGATACTTTAATGCCAAGTTCGCAAGCTGGAATATTAGTAGCTCCGTTTAAGTCGTTTAAAAGCTCTCTAGCAATGCACATGGCTTTAATGGTATCGCAAGGACTACCTTTTTTTGGTTATGATACAAAGCGGAGCAAGACACTATACATAGACAATGAGGACACGGACAGAGAGTTAAACAAAAGGCTTAGAAATAAAGATACTGCACCAGAAGACTTGCATTTCTTAACAGGTGGCGAGTTTATGCTTGATGATTCCAACCACATGAATTTATTATATGAGTACATCAAAGATAATGATATAAAGTTCGTGATCTTGGATAACCTAATGACAATGTTGCGAAACGGAGATATTATCTACGGTAAAGACTTCGAGCCAATGCTTAGAAGAATTACACGCTTGAAGTTGCTCTTTCAAGATGTAACTTTCTTACTGGTAGCTCATGCAAACAAATCAGCTTATGCAAACTCAATGGACGATAAAGCCTATATGGTAAAGCCTAGCGATGCCTTAGGCGGTTCTACTCTTACAGCTTGGGCGGAGTTTATGCTGATGTTAAGCCCTAAACGTGGTAAATACAATGACTTCTCTAAGTTGTCAGTAAAAGCGCGTGGATATCAGTTTGACGATGATTTAAATTTTTCTTATGTTGATTCAGTATTTACTTGCGTTAATAAATCAAAAAAAGAACCTGATAGTGAACTAGTTGAAAAAGTAAAGGCTGAAACAGAAAACGAAGTTACAAAAAAAGAAAATGTTGCATTTTTAGAACTAGCAAAATTACAAGGAAAGGTTATTGAAATTGAATAAAAATTATAAAAAAATAGAAAATTTAATTGTTTTTGATGATGGAACTATTTACAGAGAATTCAAAAAGTTTTGTAGATTAGTAAAAGGTACAAGGCATCACAAAGGGTATTTAAATATAAGATGTCATGGAAAAATAATGAAAAAACATAGAGTTATAATGGAAGCATTCTACGGCAAAAGCGACCTAACAGTTGACCATATAGATGGGAATAAAGATAACAACTCATTGAAAAACCTTGAGTATGTAAGCAATGCAGAAAATATGCGTCGTTCTTTTAAAACAGGGTTACACAAAAATGGTATTAAGCAAATGACAGAAAAGCAAAAGAAAAAAGTATTATGGAACGGGAAAATATACGATAGTCAGCAAGAATTGAGCTTAAGTTTAGGTTTGTCTAAAGGAGCATGTACTATGGCTATAAAAAGAGGTTCAAAATTACGTGGGTTTATTCCTATACAACTTACGAAAGAATCAGCACATGCTTTCTTAGACTTAGCTAAAGAGCAAGGAAAAGTAATAGAAAATGATTAATTACGAGAACAAAGCTATTAATTTACACGCTGAAGTGTATGGCTGGTTATATCGTGCATTAGATGAAATGATAAAAGCAGAATGGCATAATGACGAGCTCTTCAAAGTATGGCTAAATCGTGCTGAATTTCTAGTAAAGCAGTCAAAGAAATTGCATACAGCTTGCGAAAATGATTATTCTAAACGTGCATTAGTTAGAGCCTTGCAATTAAAATCAGAAATAAATAAAAAAATAACATCTAATGCTTTACAATAGTAAATAATTTTGATATAATAGTATATATAGAAATAAAGGAGAACTAACAAATGGTAGTTAAATTAACACAAGAACAAGCTGATTTTCTTAAAACCTTTGTCTGTAATGATAGAGCTTTCCATTATATCAGTCGGTATGGTTGGAACCATTATCTTAAAGACGGTAATGGAAAATGTTATGAAAAAGGCGAAAAAGAACCATTTACTCTTGATGAAAAAGGAAAAATGTTAGACGCTGTTATTAATGGTTATGAAGTTATTGTTCCTAAATTTAAGTTTTATAACTTTTCTGATAAGACTAGGTTTGCACCTTTATATTATGCTGGAGAAGAAGAATTAACTAGTGATAAAGAATTTGCAAAAGAGGTTGAAGAAGATAGCGAAGAATATGTAGCTTTGAAACTTTTAGGCTTCATTAAAGAGGAAGTATGATAACATCTTTTGAATCACTAGCTGAAAGGCGATTGATAACTCTTAATTATCACAAAAAGGATAGTCAGCAGTACATAAACAGCTTAAATTATTTTGAATATGCTAGAATATACTTCGAGAAGAATGGCTTTCCAGAAGATAACAGACGAGTTTATCAAAGTGGCAAGCGAAAAGGTCAAAAGGTTGGCTGGTCTGATAAAGAGGAAAAACAGCAGAAAGACGATATTAGAAAGTTCATATATGAAAAGCAACTACAAAAGTTTAAAAGCAGAAGAAAAAGCAAGTAAACATTATGCCAGAGGCGTCAGAAAACTGTCTAAAGAGCTTAAAGAAATGAACGAAGTAAAGTATAGGGTAGAACCTAACGAGTGCTTATATGGCTTGATAAGCGAATTATGGAGCTATTGGGGTAAAGGTTATATTTTACCAATGCTTAAATATAATATCGAAATTACAAGACAAGGCGACGTCTTCATTGTAGAAAGAGGAGAAAATGAGCGTATTTGAAGCACTAAGTGTTATCAATGTAAATGACAAGAAAAGTAAAAAGAATAATTTAGATTATCTTAGTTGGGCATTTGCTTGGGCAGAAGTTAAAAAAGTTTATCCTGAAGCAAATAGTAAAGTTTATGAAAATGAGCAAGGTCTAAATTATCACACAGACGGTAGGACAGCTTGGGTTAAAGTTGGAATGACTATTGAGGGCTTAGAGCACATTGAATATCTACCTTGTATGGACTATCGCAATCAATCTATCCCAGTTGAAAAACTGACTTCTATGGACGTAAATAAAGCCATTCAGCGTGGACTAGTTAAGGCAATCGCTCGTCATGGTTTAGGGCTATACATTTACGCAAATGAAGACCTTCCTGACTTGACAGAAGAGCAGAAAGAACTTGAAGCAGAAAAACAACGACTTAGAGAGATCCAACCACTTATTAAACGAGCTGAACAACTAGGATATAAAAATATCGATAGCTTGAAAGATAAGACTAAAAAAGAAATTACCGACATCATGACGATTTGGTTAGCACAGCAAGAAGCAGAAAAAGGAGAATAATTAAATGGCAATTATCACAGTTACAACACAAGCAAACGAAAAAAATACACGTACAGTAAACACAGCAAAAGGCGATAAGAAAATTATTTCAGTTCCTTTGTTTGAAAAAGAAAAAGGTTCTAACGTAAAAGTTGCGTACGGTTCGGCTTTCTTGCCTGACTTCATTCAATTAGGCGACACCGTAACGGTAAGCGGTCGTGTACAAGCTAAAGAATCAGGCGAGTACGTAAATTATAACTTTGTTTTCCCTACGGTTGAAAAAGTGTTTATTCATGACGGAAATGGCGCACAAGCACAAGCTAAACAAGACTTATTTGGTGGTTCTGAACCGATTGAAGTTAACACGGAAGATTTACCTTTCTAGAAAGTCGGTTACATGTACACAGCAGAAGAGAGAGAGCAAATTATCGACATCGTGGATAAAATGAGCTTACTAAGACAAGACTTTGACGGAGCTTTCACTTGGATCAAGGAAAACGTATCAATGCCATTTGACTTTGATGGAGAACAGCAATTTATATCAGACTTGAAACAACTAGTTAAAATTAATGCTTTGAAGTTTGGTAAAATATATGAAGGAGTATTAAATTGACAACATTAAGAGAACTGCACAAAAAACTTAAAATCAAACAAACGCTTGACAACTACGTACGAAACACAAATAAAAAATATAAGCATAATCTTGTAGCTGATGAAATTCTTGGCGAGGGTTTAGCTAAACTGATTGAGCTTAACACTCAAGGCAAACTTGGACGACATGCACAGCAAATTGCTTACATCAATCATAACTTGAGCTTACAGCGACAAAAGGAGCAACTGGAACAAGCTAACGAACGACTTGCTAAACGTGCTGAGAAGGCCCAAAAATTGCTTGACACGGAACTTTTGAAAGATAGCTACATCGAAACGCTGGAAATGTTTAGTAAATTCAATTCAGCAAAACAATATACTATGTGGGACGACCTAGAAACTCCAACTAAAGTGATTGAGTTCATGGAAAAAAACGGTGTGAAGCAAGGGAAATGGCTACGTCCTGAAGGGGTTGACGCTTGGTTCAAAGAACGAATCATCTGGTTCAAGAATAAATTGAAAGAAAAATAATATTAAGATTGAAACTTTAGGCTTTACAGCTTAGAGTTTTTTTGATATACTTAGTACATCGAGTTAAGGAAAGAGAGTTATAACAATGGAATTAAAACAATGTGTAACCTGTGGGGCTTCAAGCTTTACTAATGGTAAATGTGATTATTGTAGAAATCAATACGAAGTAAATGAAGACAAAATATTTTACGGTAATTCAACAGAATATGATTCATCATTAGATGAGGATATAACTTTTCAAGAAACTCCTGCTGGTAAACTAATACTTAAAATCATGATTTATACTTTAGTTTCTATTGTTTGGTTTGCTGTAACTGTATTTATTCCGCCATTATTTATAATAACAATTATTTTATTAGTGGTTTATGTGAGTTTTCGCTTGATAATTAAAAAGAAATAGCTTATAATAGTATATATAAGTAAAGGAGAAACACAAATGGATATTGTAAACAAAACGGTTGAAAAACTCCAAGAAGAACTAGAGAGTTGTATTCAAACGTTGATTGAAGCGAGCGTAGCAGCAAATATCACTCAAGATATCGTTGTTGGAAACCTTGTAGACAGAAAGCTTGTGGACCTAGCTAAAACCAATAAACTTGCAGTTGATTATATCGAAAAAGTGACTGGAAAGGATATTGATGTTGTAATGGCCGAGAATGTAGCACTTGAAGAAGAGGAATAATGAAAAGAAAATATTTTAATGACAAAAGATATTGCCACTGCTTCGATGTACCAACGAGTGACGGCTTAGGAGTTTGCAAAGATTGCAGGGGGTATACAAACATCTGTTATAGTTGCGATCGCTGTTTACATTGCTGGTGTACATCGCAGATTGAACTGTTTACCGAATATAATGAACCTAAGTTGCTAGAACTTATAGAAAACTGGAATAAATTTTACCAAATTAGAAAGACAAAGAACAGTTAATGTTTGACAAAGTAAAAGTAATTTGATAGAATGTAATTATAAATAGAGGAGAACAAAATGAAAGATACAGTAAAAACTTTAATGATAGCTGCAGGTGTCGGCTTTACACTTATCGCTATCACTTGGATAGGTATGCTTGCGACGTTGCTTATTACATGGCTTGGAGGTAACATCTAATGAATTTTAAAGAAAATAAGCATTATGCCAATGAGCATGGTGTAGAACTTAACGAATACTTGAAACATAATTTTAACTACGAAGAGCTTGTAGGGTGGTATACAATGCAGGTATTGAAGTATCTAGTAAGAGCTGGCAAGAAAGAGGGTGAAAGCTACGACAAAGACCGTAACAAGGCTCTAGACTATGCCAAAGAACTAGCTAACTTAAGTAACGAGAATGAGCTTACAGAGTACACTACTGAAGATATTATGGGCTTTACACAAGATATGGCCGATGATTTCAAAAACTGGAAAGGCGAATAAAATGACAGAAAAAATTATTATCTCTAAAGAGTTGAACGAATGGCTAGAAGAACATCAAACGTTAGATACTGATAATACACTATATGATATACGCTTCAGCAAAGAAATTTTTGATGAATTATTTGAAGACTGTCTCTTATACACATCT